CTTCAATTAGAGGTTTTACATCCTCAGTATGCTCTGTGATTAATTTCATGAATTATCCTTTCTTTTTCATTGCCTTGGCAATTTTCTTTCTTCTATTATGGAGATATGAATCGGTTTTGTCTACATTACCATCATTATTGATATCTTTATCTTCCTTGCCTACTGCATCTAGTTCTTCGCTTAGAATTTCATATTCGTTGATGAATTCGTTTGTGACAATTTGAATTTCTTCGTTTGTTAATTGTCTACCAGCTTCTTGTTCAATTTCACTAATTAAAGTATAAAGGGATTCAAGTAGTTGATTTTCGAACTCTTCGTTCATTTCCTTTGAATCATCTTTTTCATCTTCTTCATCAGACTCTGAATCTTCCTCTTCATAATCATCATCCTCGCCTTCGTCTTCCGATTCATCTTCTTCCTCTTCTTCTTCCTCTTCGTCGTCTTCTTTCTTTTCGTTAAAGACGGTTGGAGCATACTCCATTAGTTTTTCCTCTAATGCTTTGCCTAATTTAGCGTAAAGATTATCTTCTATTAATTGCTTTGCTTTCACGATTTCTTCATTTATCATTAAAGTTATTGCATTCTTGAGTTCGGTGTTCATAAAATTCTCCTCTTAATATTTATGTATTTATATTTATTGTTCTTCCGGGGAAGCTTCTTCGTCTTCAGTTTGACCATTTTGCTGCTGCATCATTTGTTGCTCCATTGCAACTGCTGCTTCGTCCTGCATTTCTTTATCTATTTCTTGCATTTCTTCGTCTGATTGTTTTAAAATATTTTTCCTTAACCATTTTGTTGAATAAAATTGACCAGTATAATTTGCCAAAATACTCAACATATCAACCTTTTCTCTTAATATTTCATTTTCTTTGAGCTCAGTGAAAAATGAATCTTTATTCCAAACAAAATAAATATCTTGGTATATTTTATTCCAATCAGTTTCTGTCATTATTCCCTTCAAAAGAACTTGTTTTTTCAATAAATCTATAAAAAGGAAAGAAAATCTTTTTCTTAATTTTTCTATAAACTTAAAGAAAAGAACCTCATCTCTGGTTATTTCTGTAGAACGTCCAAGACTAAATCCGGTGGTGGTTTCCATGCGACTGATGGGAACATTTAGTGCTCTATAGACTTTCTTTAGAAGGTAATCCACATCTTCCAATTGTCCTAAATTCTGACCACCTTCTAGGGTTGCAACTTCAGTTCCCCTGTTACCTTCGCGTCTTGGAATCCAATAATCCTCAAGCATGGACATATGATTTCTTTCATCTTTGATTTCACCTGTTCTGCTATCGTAGGTTATCTTATTTCTATACTTATTCATTAAAGCAGCAATATATTGCTCTGCTTTTTGTTTTGGTAAATTACCAACATCAACATAAAAAATTCTTCTATCTGGTGCTCTTGATATTCTATAAATTACAACTGCGTCTTCAATTTGACGCAACATGTTAACCGGTCTAATTGCTTTGTGTATATAACCGACTACCCTTTTTGTAGTAGAATCAACAATTCCACTATGAATATATGAAATAGAATCAAGAGAAATCTTAATTCCTTGGGATGTAGTTGGAGTTAAAGAATCAGTATCTAAATCAGTATAGATAAAATATTCATCTATATTTTTAACTACAGCAACACTACCGCTTGTTCCCGGTTTGATTTCTTTAGTTACTTTTCTAACTTTCTTAATTTTTGTTGGATCTATTCCTCTTAATTCAATTATACCTTTTTGTGGTTGATTTGAATCTATTATTACATGATAATAAATTTTAGAATCAATATACCATCTTCTAAAGATATCATCACCTTTGTTGTGAAAATCTAATAGTTTTTTAATATATTTAAATTCTGTTTGAAGTTTACTTTTAATATTATCAGAAAGAGATATGATATTATCAAGATTCATTTGAACACATTCATTTACATCATCAAAAACAACTGCATCGTTGACAATATCTAAAATCGCTTTATCTACTTCGGGATAAAGCGACATTGAGCGATATTGCTGAATTAATGTATTTTCTTCCATGAGTGAGCCACCAAAATCAAAGTAGCTACTCATGATACCACCAGTTTCAATTACATATGTGCCATCATAATCATCTGGAGAAACAAAAGAGGGTTGGGCTTTTGGTGCTTCAACCCCCTCTTGTTCTTCCGAAGACTTTTTCTTTCCAAACGAAAAACCAAAATAATCGCTTAATGCCATAATAATATTCTTTCTATAATTAATTCAATTACATGTATTCCCAGAAATCGTATGCAAATGTTACTGGAAATTCACTAAACTGATCTACATTGTCATAACTTAATTGCAATTCTCCAACATCAATAGGAAATACTCCATTTAACTTTACTTTTCTCTTGAATCCACTTTGGCTGTTGTGAGCTGACGACTGCGTCCCTGCCAAATCGTCCCAATGTATTTCTGCACTACCTGTATAGTTATAAGAAATATCGTGTGTTCTTGCAGTATTCATTGCTTCCAACCAATTCATCATTGATCGTCTAACATCACCTTCTGCTTCGCCTGAATCGTATAGTTGAACACTCCAATCCGCAAATGTTCTTTCCCCTGAAAATTTAATAACTCTACCCATCCAAGGAACAGGAATCATGCCAATAGACGCAGTGGGTAATGCTGTTGCCTTTCCATATAATGTCAAGTCTGATTGTATAGTGACTGCTTGAGCTCCTTTTGCTGGTGTACCAGTAGCCGGAGGGGTCAAGATTATTTTAAATCTATTATTTCTTGTTCCCTTGAACTGATTTCTAAAGTCTACGATATTTGCTGGCATTTTTTACTCCTTTAATATTTAAATTATCCTAAACTATCTGTTAAGTTTTTATTAGTAAATGTAATTCTAATATAATTAGTCGCAATGGTTGGTTTAACAAGAACATCTGCGACAAATATTCTAGATTGTACTAAATCCGGAGTGTTATTAGTTTCATCACAAATAACACGATAATCTGTTATTCCTCTCTGACCTCGTACTTGCTCCAGAACACCAGTTACAACAGAAGTAAATCTTTCTCTTGTCTCTGCATCGTTAATTTCAAATAATACCGATCTTGCGATAGGATTGATTACTTTTCTTAGATAGATAAACAATCTTGAAACATTAATTCTCGAAAGAGTTGAAGTATCCACTTCGGCAGTTTTATCTCCAAACAAAATAGTTCCTTCGCCTGGAAAAGTTACTACTGGATTAATACCATTATCATATAGAGTATCTTGTTGTGCGGCAGATGGATTTTCTCCAAGTCTTACTACATTTAAAATTCTTCCTCTTACTCTTCCTGCAGGAGAGAACCAAGGAAATGAATCTCTATCGCATCTAGTTATGCATCCAGCAACATCTGGAGATAGATTTGTTGAAATTAAATCAGTCGCATCATCGGATCCTTCACCGTAACCATTCAAATGATACTTAGAACCGGCAACATATATAAAGAATGGCGATGTTGTATCAGCTTCCTTTGTTGCAGATACAATACCACCAGTGGCGCAAATTACACCTAAAACTGGAATTTCTGTATTTTGTCTAGCATTTACCACTGTTTTTAAATTTGAATAATCTGCTGCAGCTGTATCACCCATGAATAATACATCATATGAAATATTAGGATCAGATAGTGAGTCTGTCGCTGTTGTATTAGTTTGAGATCCGGTTCCACCAACTCTACATGCTCCACCATATTGTAAGAAATTATGAGTCGCCCACCATTCTTTTTGCCAATCTTTAGTTGCACCAGTTCCGCCGATATCAATATAACTAGCAGCAGTTGATCCAATTGTTGATTGAAGTGTTATACCAGTTACCCCAGCCGCAATTAATTCTTTTTCTGCATAGTAACGCAGACGACCAAAGAGGTCTTGTACATTTTCAACTGTCATTAATCCTAGTTGTTTTTCTAGAGTGGATCCTAAATTTGCAACTAATCCCTGTCTAGAAACAATAGCTCCAATTCCAGGACTTGCTTGTTCTCCATTTGGAGCAACTAAAGATTCATCTACTACTCTTATTGATACATTTGGTCTGGCCATTTTTTGTTCTCCTTTAAATAGTTTGGTTTAAAATATGTATATTTTTAAATATCTTCAAATAAACCAACCGGATATATTATCTTTTTCTTCAAAAATTACCTTTTTAGGAATTTTATTAGGTTCGATAACTAACCAAATATCTTCTTGATTTTTTGATTCAATATCATCCATTTCATCAGTAAGACCGTCGTTATATAAAATTGGTAAAAGTTCAGATTCTATCTGTTCTATTTGATCCTTATACATCTCCAAACGAACATCTAAATTTGTCAAATTTTCAAAAAAATCTTGTCTAGTTGCCCATGCAAAAAGAACTAAACACATCACTAAGTCATCGTTATGTCCCTCGTCTGCTTCATAACTTGTTCTTTTAGCAATAAATGTAGTAAATTCATTTATAATGTCAATATCACTGAATGTCAGTTTATCCTGTTCTATTAAATTTTTAAGAACAGAGCAACCAAGCTTCTTAACCAATGTGCTAGTTTTTACACCAAACTGCAATCCTTTGGATCCACCAAATTCACTAATTATCTGGCCTTTTCTACCCAACATGTTAACTTTTACCAAGTTTTCATATTGTAAGTCCGTATGTAAAACATCAGCAACCTGTGATCCAATGTCATTGACTTCCACCAAAATCCAAGCATCGTTATACTTTTTGCCGACTGATCTGATTATGGAGGGAAAGACTAAAGGTGAAATAATATTATTTCTAAATTTAGCAACTACTTTGTAGGGTGGTTTGGTTACATCTATGACAACAAACGCGCTGTAGTCCTTCCCCTGTCCTCTGGCGGTATCTACAGTCATGAAGTACACATGATCGTTTGCATTGTCGTTTTGATCTTTTATGGGTTCTTCGTATATCCAGAATCCATCTTTATTTCTAATCAGAGGTGGGGAATATGTCAAGGTGTGTAATTTGTGAGAGGCAATTAGGGTGTCACTTGAACCAATGAAGTCACATTCAAACTCCTGCTGAAACTGCTTCTCTGAGGTGTTTTGAATAGTCTTCTTTTTCCATTCGGCATCTCGTAGAGGGCCGCCGGGGAACTGAGGTGTCTGATCCCAATTAATATCAATTGGAATATACTCGTTATTTTTGTTAATCGCACCCTTCCAGAACTGATAAAACATGTTCAGACCGTTTGGGGTAGAAATTATAATTACCTGAGTGGTCTGTCCTGCGGTTACTGTGGGGTAAACTGAACTGAAGAATTCTTCTGCAACTGTTACAGGGACATGTGCGAATTCGTCCAAAACAATGATGTTAAATGAACCACCACGAACCGCCGACGAGGATGTTGCCGCTGCAATAATTTTTGACCCATTTTCAAGTTTAATGGAGTTTTTATTCCATTCAACGATCCCCTGTTGTAGCCACCAAGGAAGGTGTTCGTATGCCATTTTGATGCGTTCGAGAACTTCGCGTGCAGCAGTTTGTTTGTTCGCCAAAATGGCAATATTCATGTTCTGATTAAATAGTGCCTTATTTAAGAGATAACCTGGACCTACAGTGGTAGTTTTACCAGACTGTCTTGGTAGTTTACAAATAACATGTCTATGATTTACTAAAGTTTCAAGAATGGTTTCCTGATAATCATAAGGAACAAAAGGAATAACACCTTGGTCAAGAGATACTACTTTGATATAGTTCTTTGCAAAATAAATAGGATCATTTGCACACTTGATATATTCTTTTACTTGTTCCTTAGAGAAGTCAACCTTTACACCAGTTGGTTTTAGATTTTTATTTCCTAAGTAACCCTTTTTATTGTACCGACTGCTCGCCATCATCATCCTCCGAATCAATCACTTCTGCTTCAGGTAGATCTTTATATTGACTTCTTGATTTATTAATAAGGTTCTGTAGATCTGTAGTAGAACCGACATAGATTGAGTTATTTGTCGTATTCTTAATTGTCACATTTTCCTTTTCGGCATCTTTAGCTTTCTTATGAATATCAATAAGATCCTTATTCATTTCAGTAACAGTCTTAAGAAGTAAAGATGCTACTTCATATGCTCTTGGGGAATCGCCCGCTTCTGCGACTCTCATTATGCCTTGAACTGCATCCATTCCAGTAGAAATCATTTCTGTTATACTATCTCTTGCTTTTTCAAAATCACCAGAGAGCATAACTTCTCTTTTTTCCTTTTTGATCTTTTCTATATCTTTTTTGGAAACAGTTATTTCTTTTGGTGCAGAAGAATCAAATTCCACATCCAATGCTTTTGATATTTTTTCGTTTGAATCGCTCATGGTCTATATGTTACGTTCCCTGTATCTGCATCGCCTGTATATCCGGTATCAGTTATAAACTCTTCTGTGACTAAATTTTTAAAATTAATATCTACATCTTCAATGGGCCCATATGCATTTTCTTTTATTTTACCGTAAATATAACTTTTTGCAGTAAAAGTTAAAGTGCTACTCACGCTTCTTCTTGTTGCATAAGTACCCTCAAAATCTTCCATAGTTTGAACTGTATTTAACTGAAAGGGAACATCTACTTTAGTATTCAACTCATTAAAATTTATTGTTACTGTAAAATCTGGAGTAAAATTTGGTACTATTTGTTCTATAATTTGAAAATTATCATCTATTGTTCTTGTGAAAACATAAACACCAAAATCGATATTATATGGTATTTCTGACCACATTCTTTTTGTGGAATTATTTGATGATGTTACAACCTTTTTAAGTTTATTTATTTTCCTAGTAGGATCATAAACAATATTAGTAATAGTAAATCCTATAACTGGCAATGTGATTCCCAATTTAGTTCCATCTGAAATACTACTTGCCTCGGTCAATCTTCTCACAAATTTTTCCTTAGGACCATACGTCAATGGAATTCGTATTTGTTCGCTTAAAACATTACTGGAATCATATCTAGACAAATATATTTCGTTGAAGATAGATCCAAACGCAACGACTAATTTTTTAAGAGTCTTATTGTAATAGCTTTGTTCTATGCCAAACATCAATACTCTCCTTCAGAAAATGGATCTGTGTCCGTGAAGTCAAAAATAGATTCAATACTTGTTTTATATTCTAGTTTGTCGTTATCTCTATCTGGATCTTCTGATTCAGGATTTTTAGCAATTACAATCGTGCTACTTGTAATTCCTGTTACATAATATTCTGCATTAGATGTAAGACCCTTAATGCTGTTATTGTTTGCTACGAAGGATCCTATTATATCACCAATATATAGTGTATTTGCAGTCAAACCAGTAGTGTAGTTATATGTTGAATTAAATTCTATTACTAATCCAACAGCATCTGCATTTTCAAATGTAGCGGTTGCTCCAGTAACACCATAAACTTGAAATACCTTTTCTCCCTTGAAAAAGGTATTTGAATTAAATTCTGCAGTAGAACCCAAACTAATAACTTTAAGATATTCTTTTCTATCAGTCTGTGTTCTGTCTATATCTGAATTACCAGTATTAATTGTTTCATGAGAGTAATTGAATACTTCACATGTTAGATTGTAAGTTGTGAGTTTTCCAAATTGGAAAAATGGTTGTTTATCTTCAACAAAATTTATTTCAAACAAATATTCCATCATTGGAAAATAAATAAGATCACCTTCTCTGGGTCTTTTTATATTACTTTCCTTTGAAGATACTTCTTGTTCAAATCTTGTTTTAGATAAAACTAAATTTATTCTATCTGTTAATTGAATACCAAATTTACTAACTATGTCTCTTTGTCCACCAAATTGTTGAACATCGCTAAGATACATCTCTATAAGATAACCCTTTGTAAATTTACTACCTTGTGTGTCTTCGCCTAGGGTTTGATCAAAATTCATATACTGTCTAGGTATATAAACTACATCTCTACCAGTTGCCTTTATGGTTTCTATGACAAGATCATTCAGAAGTGTCTGTTCACCATTATACTCGCTAAAATATGGATTTATTGCCATGTTTAACCCATCATGAAGTCTACTGGTAATTCATAACTTCTTAAGAATTCATTTTCTATTTGCATAAGTTCTTGTACGGCCTCAGAATATATTTGTGAACCTTTCATTACTATTCCACCAGGCAGAGCAACGCCATCATATTTCGCCATGTTTGCTCCCCATTGTCTCTTTATTAATGCGGTGGAATAATTCTGCAACCATCTGTCATTGTATATTTCTGTAAATTTATCGGGATCTAATGATGCATATGCCTCAACTATAATATAATTTCCAGGTGTTACATCATCCATCGATCCATCTAGATATAATCTATTTGTAACTTTACTAAATCTAATAGCCTTCTCAGGTTGAAAAAAGTCTTGAATTATTTTTATATAACGCTTGGTGGAATCATATGTTGCCATACCAAGAGCAGGAGAACCCGCTAAACCTCTGTTTATACCAAAATAATCGGTTAGCGCCAATTGATATCTAATATCAAACATATCAATTGAAGTAAAATTTCCAAACTGAAATATTTTAACTACGGATACTATATTTCTACCATCTGGACTGTCTCCAGTTATTCCATTTATTGGCCCAATATTATTAGTTTCTATATATTTTCTATCAATATCCTGTTGGGTTAATTGATATTTAAAATATCCTTTTTCTACACCATCGAAATGTCTTTCGGCAAAAAACAGTAAAGCTTCATCTATGCGATCCTCACATTGCTTGTGATCTACATTTATTTGTATTACTGGTTTACCTAATTTTCGAAGACAATAATCTATCAAGTCTTCTCTAGAATTTATTGTTGGCATAAAAAAATCTCCGTAGTATTTATACGGAGATTCTTTTTTTATTTTATAGTTTATTAAGATGTTGGGGGATCTGTATTGGTATTTTCGGTATTTTCCTTTTGTGGAATTGGCATATTATGCACAGTTACCGAAACTAGATCTACATCTTTATATGACATATTTTCAATATAGTATCTTCTGGTTATTGGATTGTCCCCTTCGTCTGGTTTAGACTTTTCATAGTTGGTGAATCCTGGCATTTGTAACGGACATGCTAGTTTTGGATAATCCAATTTACTATACTCATCGCCTTCTGCAATAAGCCATGTTCCTCTTCTGTCCCCACACCCGCAACCACCACAGAAGTGCTTTCCTTCAGTTTGAGATGTCTTAAGATGCTCACATGGAGGTAATACTCCACCTAAATTTTCATTACCAAAGCATGATAATACACGGAGTTGTTTTATCGGTTTGGTTACTTTATTGTCACTAAATCCTCTAGACGCAATCGCAGATGCAAAACTTTGAACCATATTGATTTTATTATTAAGAAATGATTTTTTTTGTTTGGGTTCTTCTTTTCTAAATTCTGGTTTTGATTCTTCGCTCATGATAAAATTCCTTTCAAAGATTATATTCGATAAGATTAATATGTCAATTCAATTTTTCTAAAAAGTCTTATTTTTGTTTTTATACCATACGGACTATATACTTGAATGGCACCAAATCTTTCACTATTATCTATATCTAGTGATTGGTTATATATTAATTTAGAATTCAATGTACTGGAACTTGTATAATTATATCTAAAACCAAATGAATGTTTAAAGTTCGTAATGTACCGATAAAAATTTTCACTACTATCCACTAGAACATTTGCAAAAAATGCTAGTTCAAAAATAGAAGGAATATACCATCCAAGAATTGCTCTTCTGTTGTATGACTTTATTGTGTTTATTGTTGAACTGTCAAATCCTGTAAAATTATAACCATTTCCATAAGTATTATAATAACCATCATGTAAGGATGTAGATTCTATTTGCTTATATTTTTCTTCATTATTAAATAAAGGTGTTATTATTTCTTTCGATTCTGCAAATAATGCCCAAGACTTAGCAGTAGATCCTCCTCTGTCATCTCTAAATGATCTAAAGAAATCTTGTTTTTTTCTCATGTTTGTAATATCTGAACCATATAAATCCGATGCCTCTGGAGAATATATTCCGATATAATGTGCTCCTCTGAAATAATCACCGAATGATAATTTCAAGTTAATGAATGTTTTTAAATCCATTGATTCTGGATTTGGTATTCCAAATTCAGAAATAGTTGGTGCAACAGGTGAATGTAGACTAGAACATAAATTTTCAATTCCTGTAGTTTCAACTGGAACAAAATAACCTCTACATTTAGAAACATTCGATGTTTTACATTCGTATGAATAATTATTTTTTAAATCTTTCTTTAAATTATAGCAAACACCATTTCTGCTTAGTGCTATTTTTTTATTTTTATATGTTAATGTATTTTCAATACTTCCCAAAATAGCAGAAGACTCTTGAATGCATGTATAATCATTTGTTTGTTCTGTTGTTAATCTTTTATTACAGAATGCGCCACTGGAATATACTGATGGGTTTGAAGGTGGAAAAGATAAATTTTTACCATCACATTCCGTTCCGCTACAAACATTCTGACATGTTATTCCTAAAGGAATATTAAATTCATTATATAACATAAAGCAACAAGCTCTGGGTATTCTTGTATCAACAAAACATTCCTGTTTTTCTTCTTTTTCCTTTAAAAGATAACCAGATTTAACATAGTTTTTACTATGTCCTTGATTGTTACATTCTCCTCTACCAGTTCCTGAGCATTTATTTACAAATTCGTTTTCATATGATTCTGCACAATCACATATACCATCCATATCAGCATCAGAAAAGCAACAAGGCCAAAATGGAACTGGATCGTTTGAACACCCACAACACCATTTACAATCATTTATTTTTCCTTCATTGCTAACATTACAAAAACCAGATTTTGGACATGTAGATCTTTCTCCTCTGAATATTCCTTCATAATAAGAACAAACTTCAGAAGAAACTTCAATGCAAAGTTCTTTTCCGTTTATATTTTTGGATAAACAGCATGCTCCAATCATGTTGGCAATGTTCTCCTTGCTAATGGTGGGGTAGTTTGAGTGGTCAAATAAATTGCACTTCCGCCGTTAATGAGATTACCGACTTGATTCCATTGCGAAGTATCACCGCACCCCCCTGAAGTAACTATTCCTGCACTGGATACTATCGGTCCCGAAAAGTATTTTACTTCACAAACGCCACAATTCGGTCTACATTTTGCATTGCAACATTTGGTTACGCCCGGATCGAGCCGTGTTAATGTTATGTTCTGGGGTGTTGCTGGTATTGTAATTTGCTCTGGAGCAAAATTTCCAGCAGTGGTATTGTCTTTCCAACATATATTGTTTGTATTTGCTGAGAATTCATAATCAGTATTGCATGCTGTGCAACTACTATCATGGGAAACTACTTTCCAGATAATAATATAAGTATCACTTTGTTGTACCTCAAATGTAGTTTGAGACGAACCCATATTCGGTATGAGATTAATTGTTCCTGAATTTTCCGCTTGATATACACTTTGACACGCCGTGCACTTTTTACGCTTTTCGCATACTGGACATGGGGTCGTAGCGCATGTTTGATTTATATTCCAGGCAGAATTTCCATCTGCATCTAGGGCAGAAGAGTCACTTCCTACTAAAGCATCGCATTCGGCTTTAGTTTTACCGTCTAAACATGAACAACAAGATCCGACCGGATTAATCTCCTGTTCATTTCCTGTACACGGTCTGCACCGCGAGGGATTACCTGCTGTTCTATAACAACACCTTCCGAGTTGTGATACATTACAAGGATTTGATCCGCTACAATCTCCACCCTGTGTAAATGTCCCACTACCATCAACGCAACATTTTCTTGTTTTTACTGCACAAGTGCCAGATGTGCAACATTTTCCAATATCCATATCTGAACACAATGAAGGATCACACGCAGCAGTGCCTTTTGGTAGTGTTCCGTTAGAAGTGTCACAACTATTACTGGTACACAGAGATTGACGTATGTTCGGTAAACATGTTCCAGTGGAAGAACCATTATAATTTGAATAGCAACATGTCACTCTTGGTTCAGATGCACATGTAAGAATACCATTTTCTATAACTCCGCATTGTTTTCCTTGCTTAAAGTCTGCAACACTGCAATTTGCTCGTATTACATTATTCGTACATGTTCCTCCAGTATCTACATCACCGTTGCAGCAGGCTCCTAGATCACATGGTGCACCACCGGGGATGGATGTACAATTGGTATTCGCTCCTCCCCACAGTCCACCCTGCTGCTCGCAGTCTCTTTTAACTTTTATGCTGCAACTTCCATTAATGCAGCATCTTCCAAATGGATCCTGTGAACTACCATCCTCACAATCACTAAAATCAAAGGTAGGACATGTGGTGGGATTTCCATAGTTACATGTACATGTTGGGTTGGAACAAACAGTACACGGGATAACTTGCGTTGCAGTTGTGCTAGGACTTAAAAAATTACTTCTAACTTGATATTGATCAGAAGGTGTTGTGCAACATTGTTCTTCGTTGAATGAAGTAGTATTGTTTGGATTTAGGGTTTGTCTAAATGTGTCTTTGTCCGAATAGTATTGTAAATTCGAATAATATGCATTATTTGATCCCGCAAACTTATTGCTCTGCGGTGTCCCGCCCGGCAAGTTTTTAAAATAATCTCTATAAACAGGATAGTCTATGGTAGATTCTAGACAATTATTGCAACTGTGCATTACTACAGACCCTGGCAATGTCCCTGGATTTCTATCTCTTGTTATGCCACTTCCATCTTTAAAGTAACCGGGATAAAAGTATTTTTCTTCTTTAACTAAATCCTTATTTTGAGCAGGAGTGTCTATAATATTTAATTTTTCACAAATATCACAATCATATTTTCCTAAGTTTATTTGAACTGGACTGGTATCGTTTGGTGTTTTTACGAAAACATTACTGCATTCGTATTTTGACGACAACCATCTATGTTGATTGGTGCCACTATTTTTATTAAAGCACCAAGTTCTAGAAGTTCTACTTCCTGCACATGTTATGGCATCCGGAGAAGTTAAATCTAATTTGCAACATACTCCATATGCATCAAAATAACAATCTTCTCCCTTATACGGGGCATATGGTTTAATTAAATTTGGATAATCAACCCCTAAATCTTCACCTGTATTTTCTTGCCATCTAGAATTTATTCTGGCTCCATATTGAAGGCACTTTGAAATATATTGATTATTATTGATATTTTTAAATTCTTCACTTAAAAGAACATCTCCATTTGCAGAGGAACAAGTATACCCAGACGCCAAGGATCTGGTTCCATTTGTATTATAGTTCCAAATAACTTTATTACACCCACTACCATCCCCCTTGCAGCATATATCCATTCTACATGCATATTGCAATGAGTTTATCCCAACAGAGCCGCCGTTATTTATCATCGGATTGGTTATAATTGGATCTAGTATAGTTGACCAATTATTCCATATAGCATCACTGGGTAATGTCCATTGAACATTTTTAAGTTCATTTGGTGCAGTGCATGCTGGATCTTCTGTTTCAAAGTTACAAACGCCACAAGTAGAATCTTGTCCATCTACAGATCTTTTAAATAAACCAGTGCATGTATTCTCTTCTACTATTGAGCATGTATTTGTGAAATCATCACAACATGTAACTAGTCGTATGCAGGTAGACTTTTCATCTGGAACCGGACTGCCTCCATACACCCCACACAATTGTTGTGCAGTCCCATCTTCTCTTCGCTTACATACCTTTATAATATCTCCAGTATTTGGTAAGCAACAGAATATTTCTTCATACCCACAACATTCCGAGCAAGGTTCTATTGAAGAATCATATGTTATGAATAACGAATCGTCATCATCATAAGGATTCATACCAACAAATAAACTAGGATTAACAACAACCCCCCCATCACCGCCAGACGGAACACCATTAACAACATCTATTCCACCAACGCCTACTGTAGAGGTTACACACTGCTTAAGTGATGGACATTTATTGTCCACATTCCAAATTCCTGAGCAATCCTCTTCTTTTATATTTTCTCTACAATATGGAGTGGTATCAAGATCGCAGCATCTTCCTCTGGGTGTTGGATCGCCTAAATCTTCCACACGAACTATTATACTATAATTTGAGAAAGATGATGTGTCTGTTAAATATGAAGATATTTTAATTCCTTCATCATTTCCATTTGGATCAACTACTGCATCATCTTTAATTTTTATTCTAATATTATTACTACTGGTTCTACCAGTTTCATATGTTCCATCTCCCATAATAAAATAGAACTTAGTTTGAGGATTAGATCCAAAATTATTAGAAGTAATATTAGTCCAACTATCAGCAAAATCTATATCTTCAATAGTGAATCCATTGACACCTTCTATTTTTGCAAAATATTGATTACCCAAACACACATTTTTAGCAAACAATCTAAATTCTAACATTGTTCCCTCTGGAACACTAGAATCGCCGATTGCCGGAGTATAGACTCCATTATTGTATTTAAATCCATAAATTGTAAAATCTGAAGCAGGTAATGAATTTTCAATTATTCTAACTGCTTTGGAATTTGTTGGTATTAGAAAATCTGTAGTTGCAAAATTTCTATCAATGTATTGGCCTGGAGCAATTTGTATTGTGAAATTTTCCGAGGTAACACCGGAACAAGGATCCCTATCTTTAAATTTATCGTCTTTTATCTTAAAGAAAACATCCAGTGTTATACCACCCTGATTAACATTCGGACCGGGAGACATTGCAGAAGGATAAGTTATACCAAAAATATTTGGAGAAAATCTTAAATCACTAGCTGTATAGTTTCTAGTAACAATAGTATTTTGATAATTATAGAAATTAACAGTAACTTGATCAAAATCTGCTGTGGTCAGGGTGGATCCGGCCGCAGGAGTTATTAATAAATTTAACTGATTGTTTGCGCTAGCACCAGTTCCTGTAATATAACCACCATAACTCGTTGTTGCTGTATTATATGGATCAAGGCCAATTGTTTTTATTTGGTAAGTTACGCCAGTTGGAAGTGAATATTGAGGATCTTCTCCTATTTCCGAATAAGAACCATTCCAAGGAAAAGCGTTTACGCTAATTTGTGGTGTTTGTGCCTGCCATCGATTGCAATTATAAACATCAAGAACTCCACTGGTTATTCCAGTTGGACCTCTATTTACTTCTGGTAGAAGATAGATCGAAAAAGTTTTTCCAGCGGCGGTGCCAGTTTCATCTGTTAAAAGATTATAATTTACTTTGAACTTGCAAACATCATATCCGGTATTTCCGCCAGGTGGAACATAAATTGTAAACATACCAGTATATCCATTTCCATTTTGCCAAGGACTTATGGTATCTGTTCCGCCAAATCCAGTTAAGCCTGCACCTGTTATTCCTGGTGATAGAATTTTAAATGGAAAAGTTGCTCCATCGGGTTTATTTACTGTTGTTAATGATAGAAAACCTTCTGTTCCTTCACATAAGTAATCTTGATATGAAGTGGAATAACCAGTAGAACCTGAAAGTCCCAATATAAATGAAACTTCTTCAATAATACCAATCATACAGTTTGTACACGAATCCCCTGTACCACCTACGGAATAATCTATACTACCTAATAACTCTGGAGGAAGAAATAATAAAGGGGGTGTACTTGCTTTTCCCCAAGGATTATCTGGATAATATAAAGGAACATTATAAGGACTTGGATAATTTCCAGATGAATTAAACGGTCCAAATGAATCTAGCTCTAGCGCGCGCAGTACATTTAGATAATAAAATGTTGTACCATCGGCTTGATAATAATATAAATTATCTCCTGGCCATATTCCTAATGTAAAACCCTCATCTGGCGTTTCTACTGCATCACTCTTTGCTCTAAAATAGTCACTAAATCCCCAAGAGTCCTTAAATGTAGGCACTGCGTCCGTCGGCCCAGAGGGATTTATCTGATTGGTTGTAATTATACCAGTAAGTCCAAATGGAGATCCATCTAGTTTTTCAAAATCATTCGTGACACCAGTTCCAAAAATTTTATAGTACCAAGTAGTTCCTGGGGTAAAGTTTGTCGATCTTATTATTATTCGAGTATATGTCTCTGTTCCGGGTGGATTCCCGAACTGGAAGTTGCCGCCTTCCACTAAAGCACCAGAGACAAAGCGAGGATCTCTGGGTCCCAAAATAGTTACTTGATTTGAAAGATATATCGCTAGTTTAGGTATCATTCCATCATCAACTAGAGTAATTTCTTGTTGGCCGCCATAGCAATCACCGACTCCAGTTCCGCTAGAAGTTTGGTAAGGAACTTGATCGGATATACAAAATCTAACAAGTGTTAAGCTGTCAGGCTCACAACTGTTAATATCATATTCACATCTAAAATCATTTCTGGCCGTAAGACCCAATAACCATTTACCAGTTTGATCTATAGTTGCAATTCCGGTTGATCCCGTGATACCAACAAAATTGTTTAAATTTTGTAATTTATTCGATAAATTAAAATTTGTTCCGAGAACATTAGAATAAGTCATACCCCAATAATATGTTTTTCCAGGATCGACATTTTGAGTAGTTAAAATTAAATTTGTATATGATACTCCTCCTGGAAATCTTTCACATACTTCACAAAGATTTTGATTCCAATCTGGTCCATGTGGTCCGTCATAGGTTATGGTAAATACTGGTGCCTGCGAATCGTCAGATATTACACACTCTCTAGAAAGTAAATTAGATCCAACTTGTGTCTCTACTTTAAAGATTTGAGTTCCTTCTGTAATAGCATCATCTGTTGAATAAAAAACTTTACTATCCTGAGGAGTCAATGAATTTGCATTTATAGTAAATGAACCAACAATAGGAGCAGATAACAAACTATCTATATCTTCATTATAAACAAAATTATCACTTACTTTTGATAATGTGTAACCAAAAGTTTGTTGACCTATAGTTTTATTTAAATTGAATCCAGTTAATGTAAATGTTGCTTTATTATTTGGTGGTGTTTCATTTATGTTTGCCGGTGAAACTGTTAGTTGGTATGATCCAGGAGAAGCGTTACATGTATCGCACGATGAACATACACAATTACTTGATTGATTTCCATACCATGTTTTGCATATTCTAGAACCACCTATGTTATTCTTGTCATTATTATAACTCTCTAAATATTGACTATATGTTCCGTTAAAACACTGACATGTTGGTTCTATTGGACTACAATCCAATTCAGTGCAATCTTTAAAATTACAAAACGCACCGCTATATGGGCAAATGAAATTACAGTTTGCACACTCTCTGGGAGATATCATACTAGTAGAACAATTATGTAATCCACTAACACAATTTATATGAGAAACTGAAATACCAGTTTTATTCTCTGGATTAGTAAATGTTTCTGGATCCCAAATGCCACAAACAATTGGTGCAGGACCATTACCTAATCCAGTCCAAGAAGATTCAATAGATGAATAATCCCAACCCGCTTGTGCAGATGGCTTAAAGTGAACTGGACAATTAGAAGATGTTGTAATATAACATGTTTTTACATTATTTGCTCTAACGCAGCAGAGACCCCAATTACATGGGTTTGATCCAGCACAAGATGAATTTGTTGAGTCCCAAAATCCCTTATAGTTTTGAATGCAATCTATTTTTGTAATATCATTTTTGCACCTAGTTCTTAAGGTTTTTATATTTGGATCTAAAGTATTTTCTGACTCTACATAACAACATCTACCTTTTATGTTGCATTGATCGCACGAGGTAAATGAAGAAGACCAATATTTTCCTGCATCATTGTCTACTGGTGTAGAAATGCAACCACCAGAAGCACAACATTCTGATTCTGTTTTTTGGGTACATGTATTGTTAGCATAGTCACAACAAAAACCTATAGTTTGCGACGTACAAACGCCACATGACTCTTGGCCACTATTCCACTGTCTATTCGTATATGGTTCGGCTTCACCGGATACATTTTTAAACAAACAATCTACTTGAGTCCATAAAATTGTACCATCGGTGTTCGTTAAACAAACTTCATAAGATCCATCAGAAGATCCTGTAGTTTGTGGGATTGCTCCGTCCTGACAACAAACACCTAAAGTTCTTGGAACAGAGGAGCATCCACTCTCTTCGCAGTCATTATGATAATTCTTCCAGGTTGTTTCCAAATATAAGCTAGAATCATTGATAAAATTACATTCTTGTTGTGTAATATGACCATGACAAACTTTACTAGTACCATCGTTCAATAAAGAACAACAAATACCTTTGTCAAAATCACATTCCTGTACGCAGTCTCCTGTTTCCACAAATTTCAGTCCAGTAGTTTCCGTACAACCAACAGTACCACAGCAAGAAGATTCAGTATATCCCTGATTACATCCAGGAGCCACACCATTTGTTGGATTATCATTAAAATTGCAACATAAACCTTGGCCACATGGATTTGATCCGGCGCAGGTTGAATTTGGACCACCCCATATTCCACCTTCACCATCACATTGATCTTTATAATAATCTGTATTGCATACTATTGTATCACCTGTGTCTATACAACATCTTCCTGTTGGAAAGTTACAGCATGTTGGGCCCAAATCACAGTCAATGCACTCGGAGTTAGAAACCCAATTCATATTGGCCTCATTGCCACCAACAGCGTCAATGCAATCCTCTCGTGTTTTCCAACCTTTACATGTATATGTTTTTTTATCGCAGCATTGTCCTTTATATGTACAGTCTGAACAATTTCCATTCTCAATAAATTGATAACCACGAGGACATGTACTAGTATCCCCTACAGTACCATCAGAATTTATATCTGCAGCAAGTGCTCTAATATAGGTTTGTGTGGTGGAATCAAATATAATAACCACTTCGCCTGTACCATTTTCGATTGGTCCACATTGAGTTCCGGGATTTCCTACCTGAGCAAAATCCGAGTCCTGAAGAGTAGTATCATTTATATCGGGACAGCATCTACCTGTCACAGGATCTACCCAGCACTTATCGCACTCTACTGCATCACCACTAGCATCATTCCATAAGCTACTCACACAATTGGGCTCTCCTGTTACAGCCGGATCACATGCTAGGGTTAGACAAGCACTTTCGGTTACTAGCTCAAAGTAACAAGACAAATCTCCATTTGTCGCAGGACCAAGACAGCAAGTTCCTTTTGGATCTTCTGGATCTGTCTGATCTGATGAAAAATATAAAGTATCGTTTTTATAACATTTATTTTTAATTAATTCCGTTCTACTGTTTTGTCCAGTATCTGGTCTAGACACCCAACTAGTTCCGTCGTGAAACCAATTATAGTATTTGTATGGATCATCGGCGGGATCTTCGGTTGGTTGAGATTCTTGAAGTAATGGACATGATTTATCGCTCCATACTCCACCAATTCTTCCGCATTCACATTGAGGAACATTATTTTTTAATCCAACTTCTGGGTGTAGCGCAATATTTAAATCGTATTCAAATTGATCACATTTATCATTATCTCCCTGAATTGTATCTACTGGAAATAAAGAAGTATCATTTAAAAATTCATTATATTTTGGGCTTTGTCTAGCATATAAACACGAACAACAACAACCAGATGCACTTCCCTTCAGACAGTTAAAATTTTCAACATCGGTTACTCCTGCGTAAAAAGTTCTAGTTATAAGACTTCCTGAATTTTGATCAGAGTAGCATTTATTTGCAGTAGAAAGATACGCGGTGTATTC